AATCCAACTGCATCGAATGAATCAAAAGAGCAAATCTGGTACATCGAGCAAAAGACATCTGAAAACGCCCAACAGGTAACTTTTGAGCTGTCTAATCCAATCGATTTTGAGGGTTTGAAAATCCCAGTTCGACAAATTACTTCACTTTGTCATTGGTGCATGGTCGGGAAGTACCGGGGCGAGGAATGTGGTTACACAGGTGTAGCAATGTTCACTGATAAAGATGAGCCAACTGATAATCCGGCACTTGATCGATGCGGTGGACGTTTACGTTCTTGTCGCTTGCGCTTCGGTGAAAACAAACCGTTGCCATTTGGTGGGTTCCCGGCTTCAAGCTTATTGTGAGGTCTTATGAAACTTACGGCAAAAATTAAAAAAGCAATCATGGCACATGCGGATGAATGTTATCCACAAGAATGCTGCGGCGTGATAGTTGGTAAAGAATATATTCATTGTCGCAATGTTTCAGCTAAATCTGATCAGTTTGAAATACATCCTGAAGATTTAGCTATGGCAGAAGACCAAGGCGAAATCTTAGCTTATGTACATTCCCATCCAGACGGTACTACACGAGCCTCAGAACTAGACTTAATTCAAATTGAGTTACATCAAAAGCCGTGGGTAATTTGTTCATATCCAGATCTGGATTTTCAAGTTTATGAACCTTGTGGTTATCGCGCCCCCTTAGTGGGGCGTAATTATATTCATCATTATCAGGACTGTTATGCACTAGTCCGTGACTTTTATGACCGCGAACTAGGTATTAAATTGCCAGACTTTGAACGAAAAGATGGCTGGTGGGAAGACAAAGATCATCCGTCAATTTTGATTGATAACTTTCCGAAAGCTGGTTTCTATGAAGTGGACACTCCGCAATATGGAGATATGTTGATTTGTCGAGTACCACGAACAGAACACCCAAATCATTGCATCATTTGGCTTGGTGATAATGCAATGCTGAAGTCCGAAGAGACTGAACCTTGTATTGGCAATACATTAATTTTGCATCAGCTTCACGGCCGTAAATCTATACGTGAAATCTATGGACCGCAATGGTCAACCAGAACGGTAAAAATCTTGAGGCATAGAGATGTTAAAAACAATTAAGTTGTACGGCATCTTGGGGCAAAAATTCGGTCGTGAATTTAAGCTCGATGTCGCAAATACACGTGAAGCCATGCGTGCATTATCTGTTCAGATCGCTGGCTTTGAACACTTTATGTTGCATGCACATGAGCAGGGCCTACGCTTTGCCGTGTTTTTAAAATCAAAGAACTCAAGTAATAAGCGAGGCAAGAAACGCCCAGCAATTTACGATCATGAAACTAAGCGCCTAATCACTGGTGACAATATCGGTGAAGAACAGCTTGATATGAATACTGAAGCTGAGGTTATTCATATTGTTCCACGTGTAGTTGGTGCAGGCGGTAATGGAATATTACAGACTGTATTGGGTGCTGTGATGGTCGTGGTGGGGGTTTTAGTAACTGTAGGCACATTGGGCGGTGGAGCACCACTCGGTGCTGCATTGATTGGCTCAGGTATTGGAATGATGCTTGGTGGAGTGGCCATGATGCTTATGCCAAAGGTTGATACTACTCAAGATCAAAACCAAGATGGAAACAGAGCGAATAAAGGCTTTGGCGGTGCAGTTACCACAGTTGCACAAGGTAATCCTGTTCCAATTCTTTATGGTCAACGGGAAATCGGCGGCTTCATTGTGAGCGCAGGTCAATATCCTGAAGATCAGATGTAATTTTTAATTATTTAACAGGCGCTTTCTAGCGCCTTTTTTATTGCGTGAGATTTCTTATGAATGCAGTAGTAGGCGCAAAAAAAGGCAGTAAAAAACAACGGCAACCCGTAATTTCTCCAGATTCTGCACAGTCAAAAACTTATATTAAAGTCTTATATGGATTAGCTGAAGGAGAAATTGAGGGGCTAGCAAATGGGCTTCAGTCAATATATTTAGAAGAAACTCCACTTCAGAATGCAGATGGAAGCCTTAACTTTGAAAATGTAAAAGTTGATTTTAGAAATGGTACTAATGATCAGGAATACATTGAGGGTTTTCCTGCAGTAGAAAGTGAAACTGCCATCGATGTGGAGTTAAAGTCTGAAACGCCATGGGTTCGAGCTTTTAGTAATCTTGATCTTGATGCTGTTCGTTTGCGCTTAAAGTGGGGTCCTTTGCGTACTCAGAATGCTACAAATGGTGATGTATCAGGCGTAACGATCGAATACGCAATCGATTTACAGACTGATGGTGGTGTCTGGACTGAAGTACTAAAAACCAAAATTTCAGATAAAACATCTGCAAATTATGAACGTGCTCATCGGATTGATTTGCCTCGTGCAGACTCTGGCTGGCTTGTTCGTGTTCGTAGACTTACACCCAATACAACTTCTGAATATATCAGCGACAAGATGTATATTGCAGCTGTAACAGAAGTGATCGATGCGAAATTACGTTACCCAAACACAGCATTATTGGGCCTTCAATACGATGCTGAGACTTTTGGAAACGTTGCTAAAGTTGCAATGGATGCGAAGGGGAGAATCCTAAAAGTCCCTACAAATTATAATCCGGTTACACGTCAGTATGTTGGAATGTGGGACGGTACTTTCAAAGAGGCATATTCTAATAACCCGGCTTGGATATATTACGATATATGCACCGTAGACCGTTATGCTTTGGGTGACCGATTAACCCCGTTAATGGTTGATAAGTGGTCATTGTACCGATTAGCACAATATTGTGATGAGTTAGTACCGGACGGATTAGGTGGTCAAGAACCACGCTTTACTTGTAACGTTTATCTTCAGAGTGCCGAAGGTGCCTTTGAAATTTTAACTAAGTTAGCAGGTGTATTCCGTGCCATCACATTTTGGGATGGCAATAGCATTATTTGTGATGCGGATATTCCTCAAGATACTTACTTCACTTATACCCGGGCTAATGTTATTGATGGCAATTTTGAATATGCAGGTACTCGTGCTCGAGACAGGCACAATGTTGTAAAAATTGCATGGGACAACCCAGCCAATCACTATAAGACTGAATATGAATTTGTCCGCGATGAAAAGGCAATTTCTGAAGCTGGCCAAGTTCGTATTTTAGAAATAGAAGCTTGGGGATGTACCTCACGAGGGCAAGCGCAGCGAGCAGGTTGGTGGGCATTAAAGTCTGAACAGTTAGAAACCAGAACTGTTAGTTTTAAAGTTGGTTTGGATGGCCATATTCCGCAGCCGGGAAGAGTTATTGATATTGCAGATCCATTGTTTGCTGGACGGGCAAACGGAGGGCGTGTATCTAAAATATCAGCAGATCGTAAAAGCATTACGCTAGATCGTGACGACGTTGTGGCAGTTGCTGGTGACCGATTGATTATTAATGGCGAGGATGGCAAAGCTCAAACTCGAATTGTTCAATCGATCTCGGGTCGAGTTGTTACTGTTACTCATGAGTTTGATGCGATTGCAGCACAAAACGTCTGGGTGATTGATGCTCAAGACTTGGCAACAATGAAGTTTCGAGTGATTTCTATTACCCAAGATGAGCATCATCAATTTTCAGTGACTGCACTTCAATATAACCCAGCCAAATTTGATGCCATTGATAAGGGTGCTTATTTTGATGAGGTTCCGATTTCGATTGTGAACCCAACAATTCAGGATCCTGTAACTAATGTCGTTGTTACTAGTGAAAGCCGAGTTGATCAGGGCATCAATCTAGCAACAATGATTGTATCTTGGGCGCAGGCTAAGGGCGCGGTTAAATATCAAGTTGAGTGGCGTAAGGATGACGGCAGCTGGATTAAGCTTCCAATAACCGGCAATAACTCAGTCGAAGTACCAGGTATTTATGCGGGTCAATATCAAGCACGAGTAACAGCGATTTCAGCATTTGAGATAGCTTCTTTACCAGTTTATTCAACTTTGACTGAACTCTCTGGAAAGCAAGGCTTGCCCCCAAAATTGGCATTTATCCAAGCGACAGGAATCTTATTCGGTATCAAACTTGATTGGGGCTTCCCTGCAACTGGCGCACTTGATACGGCTTATACCGAGATTCAAGTTTCACCAGATGGCACAAGTAACATTGCTCAATTGGGTTTATTTGCTTATCCAACGACAACACATACTTTGCAAGGTTTACAACCTAACTTAACTCAATTCTATCGTGGCCGTTTGATTGATAGAATCGGAAATATTGGGCCATGGTCGGATTGGACTCATGCGACAACTTCTGCCGATGCAACAGATGTTCTTGAGCTCTTGAACGATCAAATCAGTGAAACACAACTTAGTCAGGATCTTAAAACCAAGATTGATCATATTGAGACTATTGATGCTGAAATTGGTCCAATTAAGCAAGATATACAAAATACGAAAGATCGGATTGCACAAGAAGTCATTGATCGACAAAACGCTATTCAGCAAGCCAAAGATGGTTTATCACAGCAAATTATTGATGGTGATGAAGGTGTTCTTGAAGTTGTAAATACTGTTAAACAGTCAAGTGACGAGGGAATTGCTGCAGCTCAAGAAAGCATTCGTGTTGTTGCAAATGATCTTTCACTTGTAGCTGAAAAAACGGACGGTGTATATGCACAGTTAAATCCACCTTTGATTGGATCTGAGTCTGATTTGATCGGTAATGATCAGGGCTTCGCAGGAACTTGGTCAGTTCAATCAGCAATGATCGAAGGGGACTTAGCACTTAGTAAGCGTATTGATACAACGGCAGTTGAGTTAAATAACTTACAGGCTTATGCACAACGAGAAGTACAAGCACGAATTGAGGGTGATAGGGTAACTGTTCCACCCTAGGGTGCTTTTTTAATGTCTGATTTTTCTGAAACAGTAATGGTGTAACCTTTCATACGGCTAGCTAACTCCATCATTAGAGTTTCGGTAGGGATCAGTTCTACAGTTTTTTCATAATTTTGATTTTCAAAGCTTTTTTCAAGACGGGCAACAATGTCGGCATTCATTGATCGACTGTTTAACTTTGCTGATTCAAGTATTTTTTCTTTTAGTTCTTGCGTCATACGCATTTTGTATTCAACGTCTGAGCTTCTAGCCATGGTCCTATACTCGAATAAATTTTATTTATAATAATATCCCCAATGGGGATTGACAAGAAGTTTTTAAAGTCTTAAATTGTAAAAGTCCCCATTGGGGATGTAAAAAGCCCCCAACTTTCTGACGGCAAGGGGCTTTTATCAACAACCATAGGAAAGGATATTGATATGTCTAGTTTAGCATTAAGTTTTAATGAAGTGAAATTCAATCCCGTGCCACGGCAAGATGGCCAGATTTGGCTTTCTTCAGGTGAATTGGCACAAGCATTAGGATATAAACAAGAGA